TGATTGCGCTGTTGAGCGTCTTCGTTCCTTTTGCCATTACAATGCTCCCTTATGAGGAGGCCGGGCAGCGAGCCCGGCCATTGATTTAGCGGTGATCAGCTCTTGCGCTTCACCCCGTCTACTACGTAGCGAGCCGCAGCTCGCACTTTCTTTTCGGCTTGTTCCTGCGAGATCTTGCCACGAGACTCGCGGACGATCCGCCCGGTCATCCGGTCCATCGACTCACGCACTCCGCGCTTCTCACCCGACATCAGCGGCCTCGACTTTCTTGCGTGGCTTGCGTGTCTTCGGCTTGTCGCCGCGCATCGCTGCTAACAACTCCTCGGCTTGACGGAGGCGACCCGCTGCGATCTGGTTCGCTGGGTTCACCGATACGGCACCTTGGAGGCGTTCGACTTTCTTCTCTATGTCGTGAAGCTTGATCTTCTTGACGTTGGCGGAGATAGGCGCGACGACGCCGCTATCGATGAGGTGGCGAAGGAACGCGAAGTAGTTATCCCCGCCCTCTTCGACGAACATCCGGCCCGCCTCAACGGTGACCTTCTGGAAGGGGTCGACGTAGGTGCTGCCGCCTGCCGCGTGGGGGAGGGCGACCATGTAATCCTGATACTCGCCAAGGCGTGCGTCGGAGGGCTGTATCACTTGCCAGCCCTGCCGCATGTTGCCTGCTACTGCGAGGTCGATCCCGCCGCCGGTGACGACTCCGCCAACACCGGGATCGATGCGGAGCTTGGAGAGTTGGGGAAGCCACTCGCCGCCGACGAACATAAAGCGCATCGGGTGGTGCTTGTAGAGAAACCGGGTCTGCTTCTTAACCCGCCTCGGGATCTTAACTGCGTCCAGCCGCTCGGCCTGAGTAACGCGCTTGCCTAGTACTTGTGCCATGAGTTCCTACCCTCGTTTGACTGTGTTGGGAGTGACGACCCAGGAGGACAGAGCGGCCTTGCCAGCCTTGCCATCCTTGCCCGTCTTGTGAAAACGGATGATCCATCCGTCGGGAGTTCGCTCTCCGGAAGCATGAGCGGCCCCCTCCCTGGACCTGCGGAGCGCGGAACTAACCGCATCCCCGAAGGTCAAGGGAGAGGAGTCACGGAGACTCAAGTAACCGTGAACCGCCATAGCTTTATCGGTCGGTGATGATGGACACGCCTCGCGCGTCCTCACCGATGGCGACCGCATTAAAGGCGTGACCGATGACTCGACACAAACCGGGGTCAGCTACACGCTCAAACTCGGCGTATACCGGGCTCATCGCGGGAGCTGCGATGCTACCGGGCAGGGCACCCGAGGCGCTGGCCTCCGCGTATGCCACACCACCGAGGCCGAACATGGCCCCCGCGCTGTCGGCACCTGCGTTGGCAGTTACGACCGAATCGGACTTCCAGATGTCGACGCCGAGGAAGGAGCCAGAGAAGCCGGGACCCTTCATCGCAAGCATCTCAGCGGTCGGGGCGGAGAAGGAAAGCGCTCCGCCTTCCGAGCGCAGGGATTCCTGCAAGTCGGTGAACTGGGTGGGGTAGAGCACAGCGGCGTAAGGTCCGCTGACAACTGCCTGCTCAAGGGCGAACATGGCCGCGTAGAAGTCGTCAACCGTCATGTCGACGGTGGTGGTTCCCACTGTCGCGGTGAAGCCGTCAATCACGCCGCAGACCTGATCCGTGAAGCGGAGGCTGTAGGCGTTGCTGACTGCTTCAGCGAGGCGTGCGATGTCGAGGTTACCCGCTCCACCCGTCACCGACATCAGGTCGGAGATCTCAAAGGCGATGATCTGCTGAGCGACCGTGAGGCTCAAGGCCGAGTCGGTGATCGCGGTGTTGCCTGCGGCAGTGACCTCATCGGCGTTCGCAGCCGCCATCGGGAGATTCCAGTCAACCTGCGGAGTCTCAAGCTTCGCGGAGCCGGAGCCACCGAGGTCGCCGAGCTTGACGCAGAGCTGCCGGAGATCGGTTCGGTCGTAGACCAGATCCCAGATGAGAGAGTTGAAGACTTCGGCGGCGCGGAGGTTCGCACCCTGCCCCGTATAGGTAATTTCGTTAGCCATTGTGGATCACTCCTGCCGCATCGCGGCGCGTAGATGTTGGTTCAGTCTTCGCTGCGCTCGCCCGTGAGGTGGGAGTGACCGGCGCTTCGGTCGGTGCTCTTACTTCGCCCGTGAGGTGGGAGTGACCTAGCAGAGGACCCGACGCACTTAGGCTAGGCGCACCGAGCGCCGCCCGTCAAGTCTAAAGCGGGACCTTCAGCCCGTTGAGCAGCGAATCCTTCTGTCGCCGGAACTCGTCGCGGCTCATGCTGGCGATGCTGCCGGGCGTGTAGGGCTGGGCGGCGGGCGGGGCTGGCTTACGGCCTGCGTTCGCCTGCGGCATCTGCGGGGAGGTCGGAGCGGGAAGGGCAGGATCCGCGAGGTGGGGATCGATCTGCGCTGTAGGCTGGGGGGACAAGAACGCAGCGACTAGCGGAGTATTCCGCCCCTCCCGCTCAAACCAGTCGGAGAACTCGCCGGGCTCTTCGGCGCGTGCGAACTTAGAGCGCAGCACGTCGGAGACATCGGCATCCTTGATCCCGGCACCGAGCAGCACCCGGTCTTGACCCCATCGAGCCTCGGCCTCGGCGTGCTTCGTCTGGAGTCCGTCGAACTGAGAGCGCACCTCGGATAGCGTCTCTAGCTCTGCCTGGAACGCGCCGGCCTTCTGCTCCCACGCCGCAGCGGTGGGGCGGAGTTCGGCTAGCTCGGCGGTGAGGGCGTTGCGGCTGTCGCGCAGTTCGGCGGTGCGGGTCTGGATTAACTCCTGAACCTGGGCCTCGGTGTAAGTCTTCGGTGTGTCTTCGCTCATTGATGCCCGCCTCCTACGCCGGGGAAGAGTGCCCGCTCTTGGCGGATTGTTTCTAAGTGTGCGATCGCTTCGGCTCGCTCCATGCCGGGGTGCTGAGCTAGGACGATGTCGACCGGGGAAGCTAGGCCGACCTCTAGCAGGGACGTAGCCTCTGCGACCCGGGCCTGTCGCTCCGAGGGTGTCGGGGGCACTGCCATGTATCGGATCGAGTAGCCGGACTCGGGGAGGTTGCCGCCTTCGTTCGCGTTGAGGAGCGCAGCGGAGAGGGCGAGGACTTCCTTGTCGGCCCGCTCAAACTGAGCCTCGCTAGCCTTCTGGATCCTGCGGACCGTCTCGCGCTTGAGTGCGATAGCGTAGCCGGACTCGGCAGCACCTCCGCTCTTCTGGAAGTCGTCGGGGCTCAAGCCGCTGTGCGCGAGCACCCTCTGCTCAAAGGAGTCGACCGCGAGCTGATAGCGCTCGGGATCTACACTCGCGCCGAACTGGCCGAGCCTGCCACCACCGGGCACCTCTTCGGTGAACATAGCGATCGAGGTCGGGTCAAGGTGTACTTCTTTGCGCGCCGCCTTGCCGCTGCCCCGGATGGCACCGCCGCCGAGATGGACGCCGATCGCCCACCGCTGCGAGTAGGCCGCATCTCGGCAGAGGTAGCCCCAGAAGGTCCAGAGCGCGCCGATTAATAGCGTGGCCTCGACCTGCTCGGAGTTGTCGTAAGGGTTCCAGAGCGCCCCAGTCCTTTGAGCATGAAATAATGAATAAGGGAGGACCGCCGAGCCCTCTACTACGTAGGGGTAGTCTCCGCCGCTGAAGCTGCCGCCTAGCACCTGCTCGGTGATGTCGCGGGAGTCTTCGATCTGAGCCCGACCGCTCGGGAGCAGTACCCGATACTTTGGATCCTGCGGATCGCGGAGGTCGAGAACGTCCCAGGTCCATCGGTCCTGTTCGCCCTTCCCGTCTCCGACATCGAGCGAGGCAAGCCGGGCCTCGACTACTAGGTTGGGCTCGTCCGGGTTGTCTGCCGCAGCTTCGGCGTAGACGAGATCGGAAGGCACGGCCCGGTAGAGCAGCTCCCCGCGTTCGGTGCTGTAGTCGGTCCGCATCAGCCCTTCGCGCATCCCTAGAACATTCCGAGCATTGCGCGCACCGATGGACCATAGGCCGTCGTGGCGAACGCGGGTGGCGAACTCGTCTACGTCGGCGGAGTCGTGGGTCACTCGGGGTGCTACGTCGTACTGGACCGCGAGCTGCTTGGTAATCGTGGCGAATAAATTCCTGCTGACATCCAGATTCCCGAAGCGCTCGACGGTCTGCGGCGGGAAGAACGAGCGGCACTTGTTCTCTAGGTCCTGCTTCCACTGCCCCTCAAGTAGCCGGCGACGAAGTCGTGAGTGCGTGCGGCGTGCCTCGTCCTCCTGAGATGGAAGAGGCGGAACGTCTGAGAGTGCGGTTTGATCTTGGCTCATGTGTCCTCGGTGCCCGTCCGTGAGTCGCCCCCGCAAGAGTAAGCGCGCGCGGTGTGCGAGGTCAACACCTATCGCACCTTGATCCGGTCGGTGTTGCGGTGCCTCGTGTCTAGGAACTCCCGCCCAATGTACCGGGCAGCGTCGAGAATGTGAGACAGCTCTTTATTCTGGGACGTGCCGCCCGGCCCCCGCCAGTGACGCAGCCCAGCGATCAAGGCCTCGCAGTTCGGGTGGACGGTGAGCGAGCCCTTGACCATCGCGGAGTGAAGTAGGCGAGCAGTGTAGGCCACCGAGCCCGGACCCTTGCGCGCCGCCTTGATGCGGAACGGTGGAGCGGTGGGCGGTAGGCCGGAGAGCACCGCGATCTTCTGCTCAAGCAACTGGTTCACCCGGTAGCCCGACTCGGCCTTGCCTGCGCTGTTGACATCCCCGCGCGCCACGTCGACCGCTTCGGGTCCTAGGTCCCAGCGTGAGAGCATGTCGAGGATCCCGTTGGCGTCCTCTTCGATCCCGCTGTGCCCTTGGCTCGTGTACTCGTCGAGGAACCAGACACGCGGGTTGCTCTTGTCGCGAGTGTCGAAGCCGCAGAGCAGCGCGCCCTGTCGCCCGTGGCCTTCGCCGTGGTCGATGCCGATCCCAATCTGTAGCTCGCAGTCGGGTAGCTCCTTGCTGACCATCCCGTCGTGCCATGCCCCGTAGAAGCGATCAGGCGTCGCCCCTTCCCACTCGCCCCCGAATCGCTGCGGGCGCTCGGTTGGGAGGATCATCTGCTTGATCGCGTCAAGCTCCTCCTCGCTGAGCCCGGTGTTCTCTGGCGTAGGCTCAACGTGGATGTCCTCGATCAGCCCATCCTCGCACGCATCCTTGAGCCAGCCCACCGGACGCCCGACCGGGGTGAGGGTGAGCCACAAGCAGCCCTTGCGCACTAGCACCCGGCTTTGAGCCTCCGCGAAGATCTTCCGCTCGGGTGGCTCGTCCAGCCATACGAAGTCGAGCGTAGAGCCTGCCGCCGCCAGGGTGCCCGCCGACTGCGAGACGATCCCCATCGAGTCGCCCGTCTTGAGTCTGAGCATCCGCCGCCGCCCGGTGGTGAACCCGCGATCTGGATGGTAGCGGCAGTCAGGGTGGAGCAGCGACTTGGGAAGCAGCTCGTACAGCTTGCCCTCGATCTCTTTGCTGCTGTCGTCGGAGTAGGGAACGAGTCGCCCGGCTACGGGACGGTCGGGGATCTCCCGGTAAGGGTGAGTGTGCGTCAGGAACCACAACGCCTCCGCACAGCCTGCGTAGGACTTGCCGACGATCTGGTTCGGCCCCCTCATGCATCTCGTCTGCGCTTGGCTTCGGTGGAACCGCTCCTGCCCTGGGCGGGGCTGATAGCGGGCGAGCGGATTAGCAGATACGGCGGAAAGGGCGGAAGCTAGCGACACGGGGAGAGCGTAGCACTAGGGCGACGTATTGCGCTTTCTAACTTTCTTTTGTGTATTTACAAAAAAGACTTGCACTTATCTTAAACGTATGTAGAATAAAGACAGTCAAGGGCAATTGAGCCCGAAGGAGACTAAGACAATGACCAACCTGACCGACATTACCGACCTCACCGAAGCCGCCCTCGACGCCCTCCTGGGCCTCGACACCGAGGCCGACGCCGAGGCTGACCGCGCCGAGGCTGACCGCCGCGCCGTCGCCGCCCGCGTGCGCCCCGCTGCCGACCTGAACACCGCCGCCGCTGGCCGCTACATGAACCCGACGGACGCGATGATTGACGACTGGGCCTCCCGTTACGAGGACTAGTCCCGCCCGCCCCCAACACTCTGGCCCGCTTCGGCGGGCCTTTGTCGTTCTAGCAGAGCGG